AAAGGCGTTGATCAAATCATTGCCGATTTAGCAAAGAAAAATAATCTAATATATAAATAACATGCCAACCACAGGACCAGTAAACGGCACGCTTATAAGCATCTATAAAGATGTGAGCGGCACCTTGACCAAAATTGCAAACGCAACTTCACACTCGATGGATATCTCAAAAGATATGATCGACGTAACTAACAAAGACAGCGCAGGCGCTAAAGAATTTATTGCCGGTGAATATGGCTACACTTTGAACGTCGAAGGTATTTTTGAAGGCGATTCATCTGTGAGCACAAGCGGCTTATCTTACAAAGATTTGTTAACTGATTTGCTCGCGGGCACTCAATTAACTGTTGTAATGACTACCAATGTAACTGGAGATGAAAAATTCACAGGCGGCGCTTTCTTCAGCAGCTTGAGTTTGAGCGCACCTAACAATGACAAAGCAACCTTCACAGGAACTTTGCAAGGTACAGGCGCTTTGACTATTGGCACCGTTTCATAATTTATTTGTTATATTTGTGGCATGAGCCACATTATCATTGGGGGTGTTCAGCACCCCCTTTTGTTTAACATGAACAGCCTGCGCAACGTTATGCAGTTGGCTGGAATGGAAAACTTTGCAGATCTAAACCTGCAAAAAGACCTTGCCAAATCTATGGACTTCGCATTAAGTTGCGCGTTCTATGGGATTCTGGAAGGCTACGAAGCCGACGGCAAAAAAACGCCATATCCCACAATCCAAAAATTGGGCGCATCGGTTAAAAGATTTACAGAGTTGAGCCCTGCGCTGGATGGATTCACGCAGGCCGTTAGTGATTTCTTTAGCACCGAAGAGCCAGAGGGAAAGTAAAAGCCAAGGGCGACGGCGCACCGCTAACTTGGCGCAAGATTGAGCGCATCAGTTACGGCGAATTAAATCTAACTGAGCGGGAGTTTTGGAAATGCTCGCCACGTTTTTGGCGTTTAAAATTGGAGGGCATGCGTGAGGCGCAGCAACAGCAGTACAGAAACCAATGGGAGATTACTCGCTGGGCAGTTGCTACAGGCATGGCGCCCCACTTAAAGAAACCAATTGAGCCCAAAAGGCTGTTAACATTTCCATGGGAGGAATCCGACTATATTAGTATTGAGGAAGCGGTTAAACTATATTCGCATGTCTTTGATAAATTAACCCCAGACGCCAAGGCATGAGCGCACCTATAAAAATAGTCTACAACATATTAAGCAACAACTCAGCCCTCACGGCGTTGGTTTCTACGCGCTTAAATCCAATACGGATTCCGCAAGAGTCTGCATTCCCTGCAATCGCTTATAATTTAGTTAGCATAATTGCAAGCCCTACCAACACAAGCCACTCACGCACAGATTTTGCAAGGGTGCAAGTTAGTAGCTTTGGCACCACGTTTGCAAGCGCTACAGAAGTGGCTTTGCGGGAATTTACCACGTAGCTCAGGACTTTATAATTAACTATACAAGATAATGGCAAGGTCCTTAAATATAGTAATTGGCGCAAACATTGAAAAGCTTAGGCAGGGCTTTAATGATGCGATATCAGTAATTAAAAAGGCGGGCGGTGAAATGTCTGCCGATGTGGCGAAAAGTGCAAAGAGCATTGAGGAAAAGCTAGCGAGCATAGCAACCCGTAACCCAACGATGAGCACTGTTAGGCAGTTGACTCAGTTGGCAATGGAAGCCCGGGCATTGGGGCCAGAGTTTGCGGCTTCTGCTGATCAGTTTATAAAAGAAGCGGGTAGAATAAAGGACAGCATTGGCGACGCCAGGGCAGAGGTTGGATATTTTGCAAGCGATACACGTCGATTGGATGCGGTATTGGGTGGAGTTCAGGCAGTTGCCGGGGCTTTTGGTGCCGTTGAGGGCGCACTTGCATTGGCAGGCGTTGAGAATGAGGATTTACAGAAAACAATGGTTAAGCTTCAGGGCGCCATTGCTTTAGTGAATGGAGTGCAAGCCATACAAAACGCATTGCAAGCCGAGAGCGCTGTGCGTATTGGGATAACTACGGCGGCCACTAAACTTTATACATTAGTAACGGGAGGCGCAACAGGAGCAACGCTTGCATTTAGAACGGCCTTAATGTCTATAGGAATAGGCGTTGCAATTGCAGGGCTTGGCGCATTAGTTGCAAACTTTGATAAATTAAAGAACGCAATCTTTCCCGCTGATGCCGCGCTGAAAGGATTAAATACAACGCTCGATAAAACAATAGCAAAAAACGAGCGCGATATAAAAGTAATGGAGGCAAAGGGCAATAAATTAGGCGCCTTTGCTTTACAGGAACAGAATTTAAATTTAACGCTACAAAAGGCTCGTGCCAACTTTGGTAAAAACAATAAAGAAAACTGGGGCAAAATAATTGACGATACTAAAACGGCGTTAACCGTATTAAAAATACAAAGAGACAATTATAACGCAGCAGAGGCGGCCAAACAACAAGAGCACGAAGCCGAGATTTTAAAGCAAAATCAAGATGCTTATAACAAGCGTTTAGAAAAGTTTAGAAAGTACAAAGCGCAAAGACAGTTAGAGGCGGAAAAGGCTAGGAATGAATTGAAGGCAACAGAAATTGAAACCGTTGCTAGTGGCCCACGCCAAGGAATCAAAACAATTGATCCAGCGCCTATAGATATCAAGGCACCGCAAAAACTTGAGCATACATTTACGCAAATCGATTATGCAATGCAAAACCAAATTGCAAAGCAGGAAGAGTATGAGGCGAGTTTTGCAAAATCGATGGAAGGAGTTAACCAGGCATTTAATAGTTTGACTGCCCAGGGCCTCGAAGATTTCGGGGTATTGTTGGGCGATATTATGACGGGCCAAATTGGAAGCTTTGAAACCTTTGGGCAAAAGTTATTAAAGGCGGTTGCGGGTTTTATGAAATCCTTTGGGCAAGCATTGATTGCCACGGCCACAGCGTCAAAGGCTTTTAAAGAGTTATTGATTTCCAACCCTGTGCTCGCAGCTGCTGCGGGTGTTGCCTTGGTTGCGGGCTCTGCGGTGATCACCAACATGCTAAACAAAGGCCCAGAAATGACAGCCTTTGCCGAGGGTGGAATTGTGAGCGGGCCGACTTTAGGATTGGTTGGAGAATATCCAGGGGCAAGTAGTAACCCTGAAGTGATTGCACCACTTGACAAATTGAAGGGCATGCTAAACACAAACGAGCAAAGCGGCTACGTTGCAAGTACCACAATACAGGGGCGCGATTTGGCAATAGTATTGGAACGATATAACAAAGACAGAAATAGGGGATAATGGCACGCATTTATTACGGCTCATTTAAGAGTATACAGGATATTGATTACAGGGTTGAGTTGTGGGATGCGCCAAGCGGTAGCACCACTTCAGGCACCGAGTTAAAACTTGCGGGCGAGGGCTTTGTAATTGATCGCGAAGGCGAAGGCACTGCAACCTATGAAGAATTTTTAAGGCCATCACGATGCTCTACTGAGTGGGTGATGCCAAACAATACGGTACTGGCTGACTTTATTTCGATAAGTACAGAGGCAGAAAACAATTGGGCCATGATTGTGTATCGTGAAGATGCGCCTATTTGGATTGGTAGAGTTATTGCCGATCAGATGACGCGCCTGCGTGAGGCCATCCAAGCAAAGCCACGCATAAAACTTGCGGCCGTTGATGGTTTGGAATTATTAAAAGGGTTTCGTGTTAGTGATCTCTGGTTTACGGACGGCATAATTACAGGCTCGCAACTATTCCGCAAGTGCCTGGAACAAATTGAACTAAGTGAGTACTGGGTAGTTTTGGGAATACAAACAAATTACTTTTATGACGCCTCTTTAATGTATGCTAGTGCGGCCGCATTGAAAGGGATTCACTTGCTGAGTTTTAACCTTAACGCGTTTGTCAAAAACTTTGACCCCATGAAGGACGTGCGGGCCATCGATGTAGACGCGGGATATTATGCCGACAGCAACATGCTTACCTGCACCGAGGCAATGGAGCAAATTTGCGCAGCCCTGCAAGTTAGGTTTATTCATGAGATGGCAGGTTATTGGATGGTGCCAGTGAACGGTTACTTTAATACCACGCTGGCCTATCGCCGTTACTCTTATACACTCGGCTACCAAGGCACGGGCACCTATACCCACAGGCAGACATTGGCAAGCCCACGACCGCAATGGGAAGCTAAGCCGTCGCTATATTACCAGCCCGCTGCAAAGTTGGTGCGCATCGATACACAGCGTAGGCTTGCAGGTAGCAAATACCGCACATATTTAAACGCCGTAGATACCATTTTTTCCAGTGAGTTCACGGGCATACCTACAGGCACAACGCCAGACGATGCACCTATCCGCATTAAGGTATTGGTCAAGTTTACCCGAGCCTATCCTAGTGGCAAAGTTGAGAATCAGACGCAGATCAATTACAGGATTTATTTGCGTGATGCCTCGGGTACAATTTCCTATCTGCAAAATGATGGCTATTGGAGTAGCACAGTAAATGCGTTTGAGGGCAAAGTCGATACACGTGGGCAGAAAACTACCTGGAATAGTTACATGATTGAGCACCAGTGCACGACAGCCCCGGCAACTTATGACCGCCTATTTGTCGATATTGACTTTGTGTATTCAGTTGTTAAAACTTATTCAAAAAGCAAAGGGTGGCAGGTTACGGCTTCGGCTACAAAACCTTTCTGGGGATCTGTGCAAGTTGCGTTTGCCGATAGTTCAGAGTATCAAAACCCCGACTTTGTTTTTGATGTTGAAGAGATATTTAGCCCAGGCACAACCTCGGCGCTAAACAGTACCGAAATTAATTTGGACATTGCCCATTATTCTAGCGATTCAAAATACGCAATCGGCAATATACTGGCCTACAATGGCACTACCAATGTCGTGGCCGATGATTGGTTTGGTGGTTGGGATTCCGTAACCCATGGCACGCTTACTGAAATGATAGGCACGGCCGTAGGTGGTTGCTACAAAGATTTCCTGCAGGTGGTGCGTGGTGGTTGGGTAGACAGTGGCACACTCACTGCAATCAAAACTTTATATTTTGACGGCGGAGCCTGGGTGTTGAATGGCTGCAGCTTCAAAGCACGATCAGAGGCATGGGATGGCGAGTGGTTGTATTTGGCCCCAACTTATTCAGGGCTTACATCAACGGGCGAAGGTTACAAAATAGACCCCGGCAAGAATGACGATAAGGTAAATTACGCATTGGAAGCCGTGGCCGAAATGAATGGATCAATTAACTTTGTGCCTGAGCAGGTTTTGGAGTTTTTGATTAACGACGCAGAAGGCGCACCAACAACTCAGCCAACATTGAATACACGATGGGAGGTAATGCTCGAATATGTGGACAGCACCGAGGTTGTAAGGTGGCACGTGCAGGAGCACAATGCCAGCGTGGTTTACACAGCAGGCACCCACACAATTACAAACGGCTACGAGCTTATTATTTGCAATACTACGGATGGCAATGTAACTGTGAACTTGCCAAACGCAACCGAGAGCAAGGGTAAGAAATACTATTTCATGAAGACAGCGACGGCGCACGTTGTTACAATAAGCGGCGGGTCGTATAATATAAACGGCTCCAGTAGTACAACAATAAATCAGTTGTATGGTAGCAAAACAATTATAAGCGACGGCGCCCAGTGGTATATTATTAGCAGCGTTTAATTTGTTAACGAGTTGGCGGTGGGGCTTTTGTAAATTGCATTCATTATGGCAGAAGCATCTATTGACATCGTAGCAGGTTACGACGGATTTGTAAGACACGGAGCGGCAACAGTTACAGGCGTAAGTTATGACGCTTTGGTGCCCCAAGAAGATACAGTATTTACATCGTTTACCGTTACTGAAGAAAACGGCACAGCAACCAACGTGCTAACTGCACGCGGAATGAGCGGCATTACTTTCAAGCAAGGCGTTTATTTGCCCGCTGGTAAGGGTAACAAGATTACGGGTTTCGTTACTTCCTCTGGTTCTGTAATCGCATACTAATGCGCAGAATGGGCATTGGATTGGGCATTGGAATCAATCGTTCCAACTATGCCCAAGGGATATTTAACGCTTACCAAAGCCGAGTTACTGCCGATGGTGGAGTAACTGAGGCGGGTGCTTGTGTGGATGCGGTTAGTGGGTTATTGCAGTCAGCATCTTTGTTGCTCATTCCATCGGGCTACAAGTCGGGCAAAGCATATGCCGAAATCCCCACAAACGGAAATGGTGACTTAACTTGGACACGGGCATCCACGGCACTACGCACAAATAGTTCGGGTTTGTTGGAGTCAATGGGTTCGGGTGTACCAAGATTATCCTATATGTACGGCAGTTGTCCTGCGTTGTTGTTGGAACCGCAGAGGACGAATTTGGCGTTAAGAAGTGATGATTTCAGCAATGCAACTTGGATAAGCGACGGCACAACTACGGTAACCGCAAACGCAACTACATCGCCCGATGGCACAGTCAATGCGGATAGGTTGCAAATGAGCAGTTCACAAAGACGCTACATTTATCAAAATATTTCAGTAAGTGCGGGAACTTACACCTATTCCGTTTATCTTAAAGCGTCATCAAACCAAACCGTTCGTATTGGTACTGACCAAACTTGTTCTTTTTATCGTGGTGCATTAATTTGCAATGTAACAACCGAATGGCAAAGATTTACTCTTACTATTACGGGAGTAACTGCGGGCAACTTGGCGATTGTTATTGACAATATTACAAGCAACATCACACAATGCACGGGTACTGCGGTAGGTGTTGACATATTTGCTTGGGGCGCACAACTCGAACTTGGCGCATACCCCACAACCTACATACCAACAACCACCGCATCAGCGACAAGGGTGGCGGATACTGCAACAAAGACGGGCATTAGTTCTTTGATTGGGCAGACGGAGGGAGTGATTTTTGTTGACTTTTATGTAAACGGGATAGGGGCAAATAACATCAACATTTACAACAACGACAGAAGCCCAAGCACGATTAGTACGAATGCAATTTTATACAAGCCCAACGGAAGTATCGAATGCCAAACATTTCTTGGCAATGGCACATTTAATACAATTTCTATAAGTGCATCAACTTACACCATAGGTCAAAGAATAAAACTTGCTTATCGGTACAAATCTGGTGACTTCGCTTTGTATATTAATGGTATTCAAAAAGCAACAAGCACAAGCACAATGACATTTGTCGGGACAAAGTCGCAAATATATCTTGATGATAATGGAGTTATTTATGGATATCAAGAAGCGGTTCACTACAATCAATTTGCACTTTTCACAACTGCATTAACAAACGCTGAACTTGTTTCTTTAACAACCTAACCTTATGACCTTCGCAAAATACTCTTTCCTAAACCAAGCCGAATGGCTAACATACCAAGCCCAAATATCCACAACGGTTGAAGGTTCGGTAGTTTACCAAAATTGTGCAGTACACGAAATCGGACAAATCTGTTTAGCAACAGACAACGAAGGTAACTGCACCGACCTTTCCCCACTCTATGCCGTTGACATCCTTTGGAACGATGAGCCGTTGGAATCCTTTGCAACAAAAGAGGTGTTCCCAAATCCGATTGGCGTTCATACTTTCAGTGGGTGTGAGTCGCTTTACCTTGCCCGTTTCTGTGAATTTAATCCGTCATCACCTTACTGCAATATTCCCGAATAATGACTGCACCAAAGAAAACCCCAAATGCGAATCCGCTTCCTGTTTCGTTTGACCAATTTCGTAAGAATCCTGTTGCTGCCGTGGCTTTTTGTATGTTGCTGGCTGTTAGTTATTTGTATATGGACTTGCGTGCGAACAATCAGACGCAAATCGATGAGTGCAAAAAGGAAATTGTGGCGTTGAGAGCCGAACAGAAACAGGCGTACAAGATGCTAAAGACGGCAGACAGTGCGTTGAGCGCGGCCATTACTGAATTACGGATTATTAACTCAATGAAGAAACTATAACCGATGAGACTGCTATATATCTTTACCGCAATATTTGCTCTAGGCTTTTTGTTTACCGAATCTTGGGCAGTTAAGCCAGAGCCTACCAATGAAATGGACGCACTTTTGAAAAAGATTCAACAGCAAACGCAGGCAGTTGGGCAGGCCACTCACGCAGCTCACGAAGTTAGCGAGGCATTGGTTGAGGAAAAAGTAGCGGAAAAGGCTGAACTCAAGGAGGCCGTAGTGCAGGCAGAGGTGAAGGTTGAGGCATTGGAGAAAGTGCAAGAAATATTTGTTGCAAAGATGATCACCGCAGGAATTGATACGGCGATGGTTGTGGATGATGGCAAAAATGCGGGGCCTATCTTCGACGCTTTTTTGGAGTACCAGAAAAACGGAGGTACTGAAGATTTTAACTGG